CCCCAAGGTTTCTCTTTATTATTTTTTTATTTTTTTATTTTTATATATTAATACAAGAGATAGAAGACAAGGACACCATGGCCTGAGATAAAAATAAAAGTATTATTTTAACTTATTTTTAATCATTTACTCTTTTGAAAATAGTGTATAATAAAATTATGAATATTAAATCAATAAAGCAAGATTTTATTAAACAAGGCCAAAAAGTTTTAGAGTATGAGCTTGCATTAGCTGTAGGTGATAATATCTCATTAGATCCCTCAGAAATTAATGTACAGAGTCATCCTAAAATAATTAACACAATGTTGGATTTAATTAAGGCAGATACTGACATACAAAAAATCCAGGTAAAAAACACTGCTGACATATTAAACGCAATCTCAAAAGGAGACATGAACATAAAAGATGCAAAAGAAATGGTGTCTCTGTTAGCGTTAATTAATGGGGACACAGGTGATGAGTCTAATGACACAAAAAAAATAATAATAGAAATAGCACAGGGCAAGCCTGAAAACGACCTTTAAAAGATTTAAAAGCTTGTTAGTTAATAATAAGCCTTTAAATGCTGGTTAAAGGCCTCTAATGTGTCCGTCACCGGTCAAAAAGGGTAATACCTATGTACTTATACTAGTTAGTAAGTTTCGGGCTTAAAAACTAACTTAAAATGGTTTAAATCGTATCGAGATTAAAATCAATAACTTACAGGATATAAAATGGCAGGCAGGTCAAGCAGAAATAAAGGGGCAAATGCCGAACGCGAATTAGCGGATATAATTTACTATGCGACAGGAGTTAAAATGTTAAGAAATTTAGACCAAACCAGAAGTGGAGGGCATGATCTAGATGGCATTGATGGTTTGAGCATTGAAGTTAAAAGGCAAGAAAAGCTATGCTTACCTGCATGGTGGAGACAAACACTACAACAGGCGGCTGAATGTGATAATATACCTGTACTTGCTTATCGACAAAATCGACAATCTTGGCAATTTATTGTTGGTTTGGATAAAATTGAGCTAAACAAAGAAAAGTTTATACAGTGGATCCAAGATTATGCAAGAATGAATCAAATAATCTAAACCTACGTGTGTACGGTCTCGTTTAACAATGTTTAATTAAGTTAGTACACCAAACTATAAGATTACTAAATTTCGGTCATTAAACGACGAATATGGAGACCTTTAGTATATTACAATATATTAATATAGCTATATAAAATTATAAATATGCCAATGATTATAGAGTTTACTTATAAGGGTAATATTATAGCAACGCGAAAATTAGATTTTCCTTTTACACAGCAAGGAAGAGAAAAAGCTCGTGCTTTTATACAGCAAAAGTTGATAAGGTGTCCAGAAAACTGGGATTCTTACAGGATGCTGAGAAATAACAATAACAACGACAACTTGTAACACAAATATGGATCTACAGTTAACTTATACTAATAATGAGGTAAGTGTGTACGTAACTCACGACACTGCTAAAAAAAGGATACAGATGTTGGTTGTAGAAAGTGATAAATAAAATACTTACTTTAACTCCGGCTCAAGAACATATTTTTTTTAGGTCTGAAAAATTTGGTAGATTTAGATTTTTTCCGAAAGGGAGGAGACTCGGAGCTACCCACGGAGCAGCGATTGCTCATATAAAATGGATGCTGGATGGCGATACCTGTCTATGGGGAGATACAATTAACTCTAACATCGACAGATATGTTGAAAGATATTTTAAACCTTTTTTAAGAGCTTATAAAATACCGTTTACTTGGCATGTACAAAAAAAATTATTGAAGGTAGGGCATGGATACACCGATTTTCGCAGTGCTGACAATCCCGAGAATTGGGAAGGTTTTGGTTACAATAGAATATTTCTAAACGAGGCAGGAATAATTTTAAATGATGAGTATTTGTACTATAACTCAGTGTTACCTATGATGTTGGATAATCCTGACAGCCAACTAATTGCTGCGGGTACACCAAAACTGCTAAGATCTACAGGACGATTATTTTATGACTTGTACAAAAAAGCAATAGACGGAGAGCCTGGTTATTATACTAAAACTTTTTCGACTTATGATAATATATTTTTAAAAAAGGAGCAGATAAAAGAGCTGGAAATGCAAATACCGGCTAACGAACGGCAGCAAGAAATATACGGAAAAATGATGCTGGATTCTGGGAGTATCGTTAACTTATCCTGGTTTCAGCGCTATAAAGCCGTGCCTGAATATCCTAGTAAAATAGTTATTAGTTTAGACACCGCTAGTAAAGATAAGCAAATTAATGATCCGACAGTTATGTCTGTATGGTATGTCTATAATAATGTTTTTTATTTGGTTGATATATTAAGGGAGTGGTTAAAGTATCCCGATTTAAAGAGATCTACTAAAAGCTATTGTCTAAAATGGAATCCTGATGTTGTATTGGTTGAGGATAAGTCTAGCGGTATGGCACTCATACAAGATTTAACCGTTGATAGAGATTTTAAGTATAATATAATACCTATAACTCCTGTGATTGACAAAGTAACTAGGATGAGCACAGCATCACTTAGTATTGAGGCAGGACGAGTGTACTTGCCAGATTCAGCTCCGTGGCTACCAGTGTATGAGACCGAGATAACTAGTTTTCCGAATTGCAAAAATGATGACCAATGTGATAGCACAAGTCAATTTTTGAACTGGGTTAAAAAACCAACTGAAATATTTATAGGATAAATTATGTATTTACTAATTGTGGTCTATTTATTAAACAAGTGGGGAAATATATGAAACATGAAAGAAGGAATATGGCAAGATCCGTCATAAACACACTGAGAACACCTTTTGCTAAATGGTCAGATTGGACTGTTTTCAACGCTGTTAAAAATGGGTACAAAGTTTCAGGCTGGGTGTATAAGGCTGTGTCTCTTATATCAAAAAACCTGTCAACAGTACCATGGATTGTAGTAGATAAAGATGGTGAGGTTGTTGATGGGCATCCTCTTGCTTTGTTGCTTCAAAATCCAAACCCTTTTTTTAGTAGACAAGACTTTTTTGAGCTTATAGCAGCGTGGCAACAATTATCAGGCATGGCATACGTTAAACAGATTTTTGTTGACGGTGTGACTAAAGAGCTCTGGCCTATATCGCCAGACAGAATATTTCCAGTAGCCAGTAAAGAAATGGATAAACTTATTGACAGTTATGAAATTATAGATACTAATGGTGTGCGTAAGGTTTCGCCCGAATTTACGGTAGATAACATTATACCTTTTAAATTTTTGGATCCGTCTGACCCTATAATAGGTATAGGTCCTTTGCAAGTGGCTGCAAAAGCAGTAGATATTGATACAGACCAACTAAATTGGAATAAATCAGCCATGCAAAATAGAGGTGTATTGGACGGGGTATTCACGTTTGCTGAAGCCTTACAAGAAGGCGTTTTTGACGTGTATAAACAAAAAATAAAAGAACTTTTTAGCGGCAAAAGGGAAATAGGTATTATAGGGAGTAATGCAAAATATCAACAATTAAGTTTATCTCCAGTTGAGATGGATTTTCTCAACTCACGCAAATTTAACAGGGAAGAAATATTTATTATATTTGGTGTACCTCCTCAACTGGCCGGAGTACAAGAAGCTACCACATACAATAATTTTAATACTGCTCGCGTTGTATTTTGGGAGACCACTCTTATACCTATTTTAGAGGACATGAAAAATACACTTAACAAAGCGTTGGCTAGTCAGTTAAGTGATGGACTATCAATCACATACAATCTAAAAGATGTTCCAGCGTTGAGAAAAGATCTCAAGGAAAAAGCCGAAGTAGCTAAAATTTATTCAGATATGGGAGTGCCCATAAAACAGCTAAACGAAATGTTTACGTTGGGTGTGCCTGAGTATGACGGCTGGGATAAATCAATTAAGTCTCAACAAATTCAGACTCCTCTGCAAAATAGAGGGGTCTCAGACTTGATGCTAAAAAAGTTAGATAAACGCAACGTGCAAGACTTGATAAATCTCAAAGATAAAAAAGCTACCACAGCCTCTAAGATGTTTAAAAAAGCACTTGATGAACAACGAGTAGCAGTATTTAAGGCTCTTGATGAGTCCTCGGATACTAGTGGAGCTCTTGCAGCAAATTCTGCGGCAATGGAGGCAGCTCTGACAACCTTTTACAAAAAAACTGCTATTACTTTTGCAGGATCTGTTATAGTTGACAAACGTGGTTTAGACATAAATTTTGACACTAGAGCTATAGACCCTATAGTTGATGCTAACATAGATGCGTTTTTGCAAGCCGAAAGAGTTATTTTGACGGAGCTATCCCTTATTAATAAGTCTACCATAGCTTTAATTTTGGATGCCGTCGTAGATGGCGAGGCAGAAGGTAAATCTATTACGGACGTGCAACAAGCGATACTAGACGGCGGTACATTTTCGCCCGAAAGGGCGTTGCGTATAGCCCGTACTGTTGCGGGTACAGCTCAGAGCATAGGACAATTATCAGGTGCTATAGCGGCAGGAGCAACTAAAAAAATCTGGCGAGATGCTGATTTTGAAGTGAGAGAAGAACATCAACAAAGAGATGGCGAAATTGTTGGGATAAATGATCGGTTTAGTACTAAATTTGTTAACTCTAGCCCTCGATTTCCATTGGATCAGGACGCGTCTGCATCGGACAGGATTAATTGTCGCTGTTCAATGACCTTTAGTGTTTAGTTAGTAAAAATAAAATGTTGTTATTTTAAACTCCTATACAAGCTTATTAGTTGTTGTAAGCTATTGATTTATAAGGTAAAGTAAAATTAAATTAAATAATTTGCTTAACCTACCATATCTCCCTTTACTTTACAAGGACGTCGTGGTATAGTTATATAAAAATTAATGACTTACATGGTAATGTGGTGGTGGAATGAGAGAATCTGACCAAAAAAAAGAAATACGGTCCATCGGCGAACTTAGATCAGTCGCCGAAGATGGCACGTTTGAGGGTTATTTGACGGTATGGGATACTGTAGATGATTATAATACAAGATTTGCTAGAGGGTCATTTAAAAAAACGATCCAAGAAAGAGCATCTAAAGTAAAAGTATTTTTTGACCATAAACATTTAGTAGGAGCCAATGTTGAGCTCAGAGAGGACGATCACGGCGTTTTTGCTAAAGGTAAATTAAATCTGTCAGTGAGCAAGGCGAAAGAAGCTTACGAATTTATGGTGGACGGCACGCTGGAAGGTTTGTCTTTTGGATTTCGGACTATCAAACAAGGGTTTATCGACGGAATTACTGAGATACGAGAGGTTAAGCTGTATGAGTATGGACCAGTCACATTTCCAGCCAACAGCGAAGCTTTAATTACCAACGTTAGATCACAAGATTTTACAGAGAGCCTGAGCGATGCAAGACTGTACGACGATGATTGGCTGTTAAAAAGAGCTCTACAGTCGACATTATCTGATATTTGGTTTGCCTCCGATACAACGTCTGATAATGTGATACCTAAGTTAGACTCTGGATTAGCCGATTTTCACGCCGCTTATTTAGATTATGCTCAACGTTGGATTGCAAGATACTGGAGTCAAGGGTCTGAATTTAGGTCCTCCCCTTTTGACAACGACCTTTCAAATGCGTTTTCAAAACATTTATCAGAAACAAAAAAAAGTATTTCGGCTATTGCTGGCGACAGCGAATTTACAGTGGACGAACTACAAAAACTCAAACAAGGTGAGTTAATAGATAACCGTAGCAAGCTTACTACATTATCTAATGATGTTCAGCTCGCGCATAGAGATCAACGCAATAAAGCCGTCGAAACACTTTGTTGCGAATTAAGGGGGTCATTGACGACCTCAGAAAAAACGAGGATAAGAGCCTTACTTGAACCCGTGATTGAATCACAGTCTGAGCCAACGCTGGAATCTGAAATTAGAGGTTTAACAGATTTTTTTAGCAATGTTGGAGAGAAATAATGAATGAAGAATTAAAAAAATTGTTTAATGAGATGCGGTCGGCGCACGAAGAATTAACAAAAACTGTCGATGTAAAAATCGAAGAAGTCAGAAAAACAGGCTCTGCCGATAAAATGACTTTAGACACCATTGAAAAAATTAATACGGATTTGACCGAATTGCGTGGTAAGTATGACGCTTTAGTTATTGCTGGTCAAAGGCCATCTGCTGGTTCGGGGTCGACACAAGTCGAAACCGAAGAAATGCAAACTCGCAAATCTGCATTTGATAAATTTATCCGTTATGGCTTTGGCGAAACCGGACGCGCGTCAATGGACGAAAAAGAAATCCGTGCTTTGTCAAGTTCATCGGATAAAGATGGCGGATTTTTAGTACCATCAACATTTGAGACTGAAATTATTACACAAGCCTACAATGAGGCTGAACTACGTGCTATTTGTAATGTAGCGACTACAGGGCGTGATGTTGTCCAGATGGCTGCGATATCCAAACCTGTTGTATCATGGGGTACTCGCAATCTTGCAATTTTACCACAAGATTTGCAGGCGGGCGGCGAACGTCTCGAAATTTTTGATCTTAAAGCTCTAACTTTAATCGCCAACAATACCTTGGACGATTCCGCCGCTGATATATGGGCTGAGCTACGCGATATGTTTTCTATGGCTATCGCTGAGACAGAAGATGATGCTTTTGCGTCTGCTGCTGGTGATAAAATGCCGCAAGGAATTATATCTGATGAGCGTGTACAAGCTAATTTTAAGGCATCTGGTGTTGCAGGTGCATTGTCAGATGGGTCTAACAATGGCGTTGATGCTCTCATAGATATGTTACAAAGTATCAAAAAAATCTACCGTCGGAATTCGACGTGGGCGATGAATAGCACGACCGAAGGAGTTGTGCGCCAATTTAAAGATAGTCAAGGTCAATATTTATGGCAGCCACCTGTTCAGCCCGGTAATCCATCAACACTGCTTGGTCGGCCTCTTGTCAATCCAGAAGGATTACCAGACGTTGCCGCTAATTCATTTCCGATCATTTTAGGTGATTTTCGTAAAGGGTACAAAATCCGGGACAGAGCTGGTATCACTGTACAGCGATTGGTTGAAAAATATGCAGAGTACGACCAAACCGGTTTTTTGATTAAAAAACGTGTCGGCGGTCAAGTTACGCTCCCTGAGGCATTTGTATTGATGAAAGTTTCTATTTAATAATCTAAGCAGCTGACTAAAGCAAGGGATAACACCCTTGCACTTTTTTTAAGAATTTGGTTTATTTTTCGGAGTTATAAGATGAGAAAAGATGTAAAAAGTAATTATGATTTGATTGAGTCACATGCGGCGGCCTCACAAGCAATTGGGTCTGTGAATGGATTATCTGTAGATCATGCAAAAGCAAGTTCAGTGTCGTTTATTATTTCGGTAGGTACGGTAGGCACATCTGCAACAATTGCCGCAAGAACACAATATTCGGATGATACAATAACATGGACGGATTATCCTGCCCTTGACGAAGCTGGCAATGACAGTAGCATTGTACAAATTGTTGCCGCAGGCAATGCTAAATTGCATATCCCCAATCCACGGGGTAGGTATTCACGGGTCGTCACGACTGTAGGAGTAGCCGCATCTGTTCTGTCCGTGGTAGGGGTTTTAGGTCCGTTGAGACATGTCGCTGCTTAATCGTTGCATTAATTTTACTAAGAGCGAATTATGAAAATTATTACAGTTAAGATGTTGGATGACCAGACAGGATCTCCGGACGGTATATCTGTTATTGACTATAAAGATGATCACGTGTATAATTTGCCTGAACCATTGGCTTTGGCATTTGTACATGATCTTGATGTTGCTATTATCTATGACGATGACGATGACGATGACGATGACGAACCAAGTTCCGAGTTTGAGTCTGATTAAATAATTAAAAGGATATAAACGGCATATCTATACGTCGTTTGTTACACTATGGCAAAAGAATTAGCAGATTTTAGACAAGGTGATACTAAAAGGGTTAAGATAGACTATGGTGCTGGTGTAGATATAACCGGATATAAATTTTGGTTAACATTAAGATCCGAATATGGTGATCCGGTTATAGTCGCACAAGCCTCCAGCGTTGCAGGTACTCAGTCATTGGATGATGTACTTAATGGGATTGCATTTGTGCAACTTGAGTCTGATGTTACTAAGCTAATACCGCCGGGAAAATATGTTTGGGATGTCCAACGAGTTGTGCCTGGGACATCCCCACCGGATGTTCTAACACTTGCTCCGTCTATCAAAAATTTTAACGATAAAGTCCAGGTTTTTCAGGATGTCACAATAATTGATGTATAGAGGTAATAAAAAATGAGATTTAAAGCGTTAATAAATTTTAAAAGTAAGGAATTTTCCGGATCCCAATATGTGGCTGGACTGTCATATACGGTACGAGATGGCAATACTAAATTACAAGATATGGTTGCTAAGTGGACAACAGCAAAACTATTTAAGGCTAACGCGGATCTAGAATTTTTTGGCGAAAAAATAGAAAAAGGATCAACAAGTTATCACATAAATGATGATTTTAAGCCTGTCGTAGACTTGTGGGTTGCGTCCGGAAAAGCTGATTACATTCCAGGCAGCCTAATTTCAGTTTTAAATATTGATAATTCAAATAATTTGGGGGTTAGATAGATGGCACTAACACACACAACCGCAGTCAGAAATAGCATATCAGATGGAGTGGTAGACCAAATAGACCTAGGTGTAGCCGATGCAAATGGTGATTTAGTTTATGCAACCGCAGGTGGAGTGGAGGTGTCAGTTGGTGCCTTTGCTAATCCAGCATTTGGCTCATCTGTAAATGGGGTTGCAACGGCAAATACAATAACCGACGACCCGAGCTCCGCTGGTGGTACTGTCGCTATAGTTATTGTTAGAGACAGGGACAATACCGAACTATTTAGAGGGAGTGTGACAACTATAGGCGGAGGCGGCGATGCTGAACTAACGAGTGTTGTTATTGTCGCGACCGAACCCATTAAGACTACATTAATGACATACACCGCATCGGCTTAGTAAGATGACAGCAAGTCATAAATCGTTTGTCCGAGAAACGTTAACCAACAAGCCCAACGCCGCAACATCTTTCGCTTTGAACGTTGCTGCCATTGGTGCTGATGGTTTCAGAAATGTGGATAGTGCGTATACAGGCGGGGATATTGTCCCGTACAGTGTGTCAGATGGTGCTGGGCTGTGGGAGCAAGGTGAAGGAGCATTTGATGCCACTGCAAAAACAGTAGCCCGAACAACTATACACAGCTCTAGTAACTCTGATGCAGCTGTTGATTTTAGTGCCGCTGTTGGCAATGTTGTTTTACAAGTCGAATGGTCGGCCGAATCCGCTAATGAATCTAATAATCAGATTAATTTAGGTTTTAGCGTTTACGGATCTACTGGATCTAATATATTACTGCCTCCAGCTACATTTGTGCCTGTAATTAATTGGCAGATTGCTAACCATAACGAAGGCAACCATTTTGATTTACTTACGGGTACTTTTACCGTACCTAAAACAGGGTTATGGGAGATAGGAGCGGCTATTTCTTTTTTTAATATTGCAACAGCTACAGTACTTATTACAAGATTATATATAAATGTTACTGACCACGTGGATCTGCATCTTACAGGTAACGCAAGATCATCTAATATTTCTTACGGCAGTACTGAAATATCTCTAATTCAAGGAGATTCACTTGTTTTAAAAGGTTACGGGGCTGGTGCCGCCACTAATTCATTTTTTGGGACAGCTACAGTGGGTAACCCAAAAGACCATAGATTTTCGGCCAAATTTATAAGGTGATTATGACTCTCTCTACATTATTGTTATACATATACCCAGATTTAGATTTAATCTACGGGGCAGAAGTCCATTTAATAAATGGTACTTATCAAATAGTTAGCTGGCATGATCCAAGACCACAACCTACACAAGCAGAGCTAGACGCTGTAATTATCCCAGCTAAACGACAAAAACTAGAGCAAGATATTGATGATTTAGCGGCAACTAAAATAGCAGGACTATTTGGCAAACCTCCACACTCTATTGAGCTGTCAGTTAAACAGCAAAATGCTCAAGCCAGGGTCACCGAACTCATGGAACTAGAATCTGTGGGCAGTAAAAGGTTGGCCGTGTTGCAAGAAATATTAATCTCTGGCGGCACTCTTACAAGTGCCGAAATGACAGAGAAAATGGGTTTATTAGCAGGAGTTCTAACGTCAGCCGAACTCGCTGAAAAAACAGCAACACAAGACGCTTTTACTTTTATTAAATCTATCAGGGCAAATGGGTCATCATTAAAAGTTAGTTTAGCAACGTCAGATCCTGATACGTTCGATATAAATATAGGTTGGCCGGTGTGAAAATAATAGTTATTAAAGCTACTAATATTAAGGTAGAGTAATGGCTGTATTTGGCGATGCGGTCTTTGGTGATGCAGTTTTTGGTAAACCCGCTAATACCGTGTCACCATCAACATCATCTTTATTTTTGTTTCAGAGCAGCTCTTTATCCTCTTTAGGTAATCGTTCTGCGGCCTCACAATCGAATAGTGTACAAGGTAATAATGTAAGTATAGTTGTATCTACTAAAAAAGCCGTATCTATAAACACATTGTTTCAGAGCATCTCTTTGTCCTCTTTGGATGCGGTGAGAGAAATTAAAGGGGTTACAAACACTGCTCAGATAGATAGTAAGCTGGCCTTTTCTTTTTTAACAAGCAATGTATCAATTATATCATTGGCTCAGCTAAGTGATATTACAATACAATTAAAAAAGACAATTCTTAGTTTACATGGGTTTGGGCAGCAAAATGCTACAGTCATAGCAGCGTTAAGGACTGTACCCGGTATTGTTGCTGTATTACCTACTCCAAGTAATATTTTTATTCTGTTTGAAATAGGAGCCACTTCGAACTTGTCGGCTATTCAGGGGGTTGATGAATATGTATCGTTGGGGTCTGTAGTACATAGAGGGATCGTTAGTTTAGTCCCTTTAGGCAGTAGGATAACTACCTCTGCATTCAGAAAAATAAACGGATCAGTTATACTGGCTAAATTAAATGACACAACTTTTTTTATCGCTGAAAGGAGTATATTGTCAAGCACACTTATTATCCAAGATGTTAGTTTTATTCGCGTCAGGGACGTTCTTGTTTTAGTCCCTGATGTTGTTTTTGATTTAATAACAGTGTCGGAAATCATTGATATAATAAAAGGACTGTGATGCACGATTCCAACGACATAACAAAAAGAGAACTTGAAAAATTAAGTCAGCGTGAAGATTCAAATTTTAAAATGACTCTGTCCCTACTAAGAGAAATAAAAGACGAGATACACGCTAATAACAATCATGTCACTGAGTTACACGCGGCGACTGAATTAAAGATGTTAAAATTAAAAGCTGAAATATATGATACTGTTTTTGATAAACTTGTTGATAACAAAGAATTTTCGTCAGTCAAACGGCGAGTAGATAACGAAATTGTGTCAATTAAAAAGAGCTTAGAAGATAAAGTTGATAAAAATAGTGTTAAACTAATATGGTTTACGCTAACAGCGGTCACTACCACCTTGATGGGTGTTTTAACGTACAAAGGAGATTAAATTATGTTTTTTAGATGTTTTATATTTGTAAATGTACTGATTGCCCTGTTCGGTTGCGGAGCCCAAGTAGATACTATACACAACGACCGTGCAAAATATTGCTCTAAAACTAGTGACTCTATTACAAAAAAGATAGCGATAAAAGCGATACAGGCAAAACTCCCAGGGTATCCAGATGAGGGGATTTGCGTCGGTATAACTGATTAGATGTTAGAGTTGATTATCATCAACCTTGATGATAAGCACACCGAAGGCTGAATGTTTGGCTTATATGTTTTGGAGGATAGCTATGAATTGGTTTTTAAACTTATTTAATATATTTAAAGACGACGAAACACAAACACAAACACAAGAAGTGGAACATGTTAAAAAAATTAGAAGAAAATTTGTCGTACTGAGTATTGCTCATTATCCTAAAAGTCCAGGTGCTGGTTATAATGGGGTTTACGAACATGAAGTTTCGAAACCTTGGACTTTTGAGTTAAAAAATCAGCTTGAATTATTGGGTATAGATTGTGCTGTGTCACCTGTTGGGCTACTAGAGGATAAGGTTAGATTTATAAATTCGGTGGATGCTGACGCGTGCTTAGAAATACATTTTAACGGTGCTTATAATCCCAATATAAGTGGCGTTGAAACGTTATATTGTCCTGGATCCACAAAAGGCGAAATGTTCGCTGGATCAGTACATACGGTCTATGCTCCAACTATGAGAGTAAGAGATCGAGGCATAAAACAAGGATGGTACAAAATGGACAGACCCGGCTTTGAGGATTACCCGGGTGACAGAGACGGCGACGAAAGAAAAGATTATTTTTTAGAGTATACTCGATGTCCGGCACTAATATTAGAACCTGATTTTATATCCCAATTGAATAATATAAACAATCGTATGACGGACGCATGTCAGATGATAGCGCAAGGTATATCAGATTATTTAAGGAGTTAAAATGGCTATTGAACTTGTTTCTTTTGATGACTTAAAATTATATCTTGGGTTAAGCAAAGGCGAATTAAATTATCCTGAGTTAACACTTATCCAAGAATCAGTCGTGTCAGCTATTGAGAGTTACACGAGACGCATACTAACTGAGGATAATTACTCTAAGACAGTTTTTGTGTCTTGTAAGACAAAAATGATTATGTTAGATGCTATCCCGATTAAAAAAATAAGTAGTATTTTAATAGACGGGATTGATACGACCGATTATAAAATAAAGCAGTACGGTGTCCAACTTGATGAGTATGTTGACGACGCGGAATTATCTATTAGTTATACAGGTGGCCTAGAAACAGTAAATGCAATGATAAAAAGGGCGGCATTATTACAGACAGTTTACGAATTTCAAAACAAGGATTCTATCGGTATTCAGACCGTGAGTACCGACGGTGGTACAACAGTCAAACCTGAGCTAGGGCTTTTAAGAGAAGTAAAAACACTGCTGGACAGACATATCCACCCATATCCTGTATTTTAACCATGACTGAGATAACAACGACGGTGGTAGGAAATGAAGAAGTCTTAAATCTTCTCAAGGAACTTCCGGAGGAATTGTTTTTATCCGCTAGAAAAACAATAGCTATCTCAACTTTTTCTGTGCATGCTAAAGTGAGTAGTTACTCAGGAGGGCTAAAAAATAGATCAGGGAGGCTAAGGCGAAGCCTGATACCCGTTGTCAAAGGGGATCGAATACAAACGTTGGCCGGAAGTGTATCAACAAATGTAATTTACGCTCCCATACAAGAAAAAGGTGGAGTTGTACGGGCTAAAAATAAATATGTAGGTGTACCAGGTGGACCATATCTAAATATCCCACTGTCTGCAAATAAAACTGCTGCGGGGGTACTTAGACAAAATGCTAGATCTGTGTTCTCGGCGGGTGGATATATCATAAAAAGTAAAAAGGGAAATTATATTGTGATGAGTGGCGAAAATATACCAATGTTTGTTTTGGTTAAACAAGTCACGATAAAACCTAGATTAAATATGATCAAATCTGCAGAGGATGAAGTACCAACGTTACTATCTAACCTAAATAGTATTTTATTTGAGGGATTATAATGGATGCACAATTATTAATATTAGATGAGATTGGTCTACGTCTTGCAGGACTAAAAATTTTAAATGGATATAGGTTCGACGTCGAAAAAACATCAATTCTCCGCGCCAAGCTAACTCCCTTTAAGTTTGGTGATTTACCTGCGGTTAATTATTGGCCGACGACCGACACCTTATCTGGCAAACAAAATGGGATGGAAAATAGAGAGCTTAATATAACGATAGAAGGATATTCAGTTACCAGAGATGTCCCATTCACTGATTTGGCTGTGACACTTGGAAACGACATTATCACCGCGCTATTTAGGAGTGTAGCCAGTCCAAATGTAACAGACCAGTTATCCACTGCCCTAGGAGGATTGATAGAACAATTATCTATTGACTCAATAACACCGATGATAGTGGAGGGACAGCAATCCTGGGTAGGTGTATTGGTGGAGATAACTGCATCATATAATATAACTGTTGGGACATTCTCAGCAATAACCAAGTACTAAAAAAAAGAGGAAATAAATATGTCAAATGAAAATAGTAAGTTAGAAATCGAAACAGGTGTCACACCTTACCCAATACAAACGTTGACAGATTCGGGCGATGCAAAAACGTTTACAAGCAACGCGGTCTTATTTTCGGAGGATGGTATTAACGCCCCTGTAATCAGACCAAACGGCTTGTTGACAGGTGGTGTTGCGTCGGTCGCTGTATCTGGATCTAATAATGTTGTAGATTTAGCTGCGCTAACGTTAAATCTTAATGGTGTGGTAACATCTGTCACAGCTGGTGTAGATGTTGCGGTTACAAGAGCATCGACGGATGTTGCATCGATAAGTTCTATCACTATCAATAATTCAGGCATTGTGACTGTTATTAAGGGAGTGGATAGTATTAATTCAACACTATCTGAGACCCGCGGAGCTGCCGGAGGACCTGCATTTATACCAGTAAGCAGTGTTGAAATTGCGCAGGTGAGAACGACAACAAATGTTGCAGGTGTATTTACAATGACAGAGATTTTTCAAACTGTTGGTACGCACTTAGAAAAAGCTGATTTTCCTGTGTTCGCGGTGGATAATTTTAACGCTACAGTTGCATTCAATACTCCTTTACCCTTGTCACATAGCGGTTCAGTGGCTAAAGCTGTTTACGCATCATACGCTGATCCTATTTTCGCCGAACAAAATTTTGCTAATGATTTCGTTCCTGCTGAAAATTCGCATTCCGTGACATCTGAGCAGGTTTACGGAGCCACGGTAGGAACATCTGCGACGACACTCGGCCAGGGATCATTTACCGCAATTTTAAAAGATGGTATTACAGACACCTTAGTAGGACTTAAAAATAAAACCCTATTTTTCAGGTATTCTCAGGATCGAACTAAAGCACCTCATATTTTATCACAAGGTAAATTAGGGTTGGCTAGAACATTTAATGCGTCGGACAATGTTAAAGTTTCTTGTACCATCTCGGCGGATGCAGAATCTATTGAGCGTGCATCTTAATGGGGAGATTTAACAAAACAAAGTTTATCAAACAACAATTTATACAGAGAGTTGAAGATGTCGAAGTTAACTCTTTGCATAAGTGGTTTGATTTATCTGAGACAGATAAAAAATGGTTTTCTGCTAGTAATCAGGAGCGAAATGTCCTCATCAAAGCAGGTATAGAACCTTCTGTTTGCCACTGGCGTGTCAGAGGGTTGACAGGCTCTGAAGTGGCAAATGTCATGTCGGTAACTGAAAAAAATAGAACATTATCTACACTGGTCGAAGCTATATCAACTAAAAGTAATGTTGACGATATAAAGGACGCGATAGGCATAGGTACGGACACTCCGCTTGACATAGCCAAAAGGTTGGAACAACTTGTCTATGGGTCTGTTGATCCAGTTATGTCTCATGATGTAGCTATAAAATTGGCTGAAAATTTTCCGGTTGAGTTTTACGTGCTGACAAATACAATCAATAAGCTTACCGGCTTAGGGATGGATTTAAAAAAGTAGACCGCCTCTGGCAAGATATAAATTTTCGCAATGTGATGACTTTATTGGATGGTCGCGGAGGTGGGAGGTTTTTGTCTGAGGCTGTACCTATTGAGTTTCCGCAACCGGGCGTGTCCCCTGAAGAAGTCGCGTTGTGGGAACTATATTACAAGACTAAAAAACTGAGCACTGAGTAATAAAAACATGGCTAACATTGAAAAAACGATAGAAATAATATTTGGTGCGACGGACAACACAGGTTCGGCGATATCAAGTGTGTCTAAAAATGTATCGGGAGCCATAACCAATATATCCGGCGTAACTAAACCTTTAGCCGATTTGACGGACTCTCTAGTTTCTCTTGAAATTGGTATCGTAGCTTCAGGTGCGGCACTAGTTGGATTTTCAATCAACGAGGCTGGACAATTTCAGACGTCGATAGGGGAGATTGGAGCATTATTTAATGCAACGTCAGATCAGTCTAAAAAACTAGGTAATGACATTTTATCTTTTGCCAAAGACAGTGTTTTTTCGATTAATGATATAAACAAAGCTACATTTACTGCTATATCCACAGGGACTAAGTGGACAGAAGTTACAGACACACTTGCAATATCACAAAAGTTAGCCGTCGCTGGATCTGCTGATTTATCAACAGCAACCGCAGCCTTAACTAGGACTCTCAATGCTTATGGTTTCGAGGCGTCTGAAGCCGAAAGAGTTTCTAACGCATTGTTTGTTGCGGCTCAACTAGGTGATACCAACCTGACCGAGCTAGGAAATAATTTTGGTAATTTAGCAGCAACCGCGTCCGCATCCAACGTGTCGCTGGAAGAATCACTAGCGGCCGTGTCTGCATTAACAGTTAGTGGTATAAAAACTGCTGAGGTTATGACCCAGCTAAAAGCACTCTTTAGAGAGTTGTCTTCGCCGTCTAAAAAACTAGCCGTAGCTTTAGGTGGCACAACTATAAAGGCGGATGGATTACAAGCAGTACTAAAAAAAATAACTGAGGTTACAGGAGGCACACAAGCAGGGACAGATAAACTATTCGGCTCAGTTGAAGCAGTGAGTGCCGCTTTAATTTTAGGCAAGGATTCGACAGGTGCTTTCAACAACAGCCTTTTGAAATTGGCGGATAGTTCTGGAAAAGTAGAAACAGCATACTCAAAATTAGTTGATAATTTTACAAACCTTAATCAAAATTTAGCTAATAATGTTCGAGCTGCTTTAATTAGTGCCGGCGAAGATTTACTTGATGAGTATGGTGGCATCACTAAAGCATTATCAAATATTTTTAGCATCTTGGGGATGGATGTTTCTAAGGGAGGGTTGAACTCTGTTATTTCTGCCATCGAGAGTTTTGGATCGGAAGCTAGTACATTACTAGACGGTATAGCCGCGGCGTTGCCGAAAGCCCTAAACGACGTGGATTATAGCGGAGTAATAAGTTCTTTTCAAAAATTATTTGGCGAAATATCTAAAATAACTGGAGGTATAGATTTAACTGATAGTGGCCAATTAACCGATTCCATCCAATTTGTTATTGATAGCCTGAGTAGTTTAACAAGGTTTATAACAGGGGTTGTACAGGCGTGGAATCCTGTTATAGATCAAATATTTAATGCTGTCAACGCATTTAACAAACTAAGTGACAAGGAAAAAGAAACGGCTGGAAACATAGGTGGTATTTCTCAGGTGTTTGAAAAATTTAAAGGATTTTTGCTTGCAGGCACGGCTGCTCTTGAAACTTTTGCAAGTGCGATAAATGTCATAGCTGGATCGTTAGTCGTAGGTGTTTTAGGCGGTATTTCTAAGGAGTTAGAAGCCACTGCTATATCGTCGGCACTTGGCAGCACTAGTATAAGTAAATTTATATCGTTACTAGGAAAAGGAGGACTACTGGGCGCGGCTGGCGCGGCTGGGTTTGCTCTTGGTGATTTAATTGGTGCCAAGGATGGTGTAGATTCATTGGTGCAAAAATTTACGGGGGTCGAAGGCCAAACGTTAGGCGGTGCAATATTTGATCTTTTGCACTCAGGTGATAATGCAACGACAGGCGGTGCAATTAAGGATATAGGGGTAACTATAAGCAGTACTGCTGATTCAGCCGGTAAATCCGTTAAAGTAGTGGATGGTGCTGTTCGCAGTCTAAAGGATTATGACGCTATCGTTGCCGAAGTTGCAGCTAAATCAATAACTGCAACTGACCAGACAAATAGTTTTTCCGAAGGCATGAAAAAACTAGGTTTTGCGGTGGATCCTGTAACAGGGGCGATAAGTAAAATAAAAAAAGCTATAGACGAGACAGCGGATAGTCAAGATAGAGCAAGAGATACAGCGAGGGGATATACACTTGACCTTGAAAAGGGAGTGCCAACATACACGCAAGTTGGCAACGGTCTTAAAAAAGTTTCAAAAGCTTTGGAAACGACGAAAGAAAAGACCAGTCAGTTAACCAAAGAACAAGAGTTAGCCATAAATAATACTGCTAAATTTGAGGAAACTCTTGCACAACTTGCATCCAATGAACGTATCGCAGCGTTTGAATTTACCGCAGAAATAAAAGTTGCAGAGATAGAGGCAGATGCGAAAAAAGTTACAGCTGCTTTCGACACGATCGCCTCAAGTATCCAGTCCGCAAATGATTTAACTTCTAGTCTGTTTTCGCAATTATCGGATCCTAATCTGAGTGGATTTGATAAATTCACCCTGGAATCAGGCATAAGAAAAGCAGAAAAACAAGCGGCTGAGCAATTACAATTACAAAAAATACTCACAAAAGCCCAGACGGATAATTTAAATGCAAGGACGAAAATATTACAAAACGGTGGCAGTACTATAAATGTATTAGCTGATAATCTAGCTCCTGAATTACAACAAGTGCTAAAATCATTAATAAATAATATAAGAGTACAAGCTATAAACGAAGGGTTGGAGATTTTGACATGATAGGATTATCATCGCAACTATTTGATTTAAATGGACACACCACTTTACAAAAAATCCAGTCATCCAGTACCCCTCCTCTGACAAGGCGGACTACTAAAACTGCAACGCTGGACGGAAATAATGTAGTCTCAGATTTTGGTTATTCTCCATCTGATGGGTCGTGGGTTATAAAAACAAACGATAGAGGTAGTATACCAGTATTGGAAAACTTAATAAAAAATCATAGTAAGGTTATTTTATCATCAAAGCAAGGGGCATTTGTCGGTGTTATCTCGCAACTCGATTTAATAACCACGCCGATAGAAATAACATTCTTAGCGGAATCGTTAGTATCATAAAAATAGGATAAGCTAATGTCAATAGGTCCAGTAACAAAATTTAATCAGCTTGAATCAATACTGTTTTCAAATTCTGGTCGACAGTGGGATGACGTACTCGCAGGAAGTTGTATGTTTATATTGTGCGATAACACTTACGTATTTGATGCAACTCATACGACAGCATCTAATTTACTTGGAGTCATAACAGTCGGTGATGGATCACCGGTGCCTGTACAGACACCGACTTTGGATGCAGTAACCACACCGGGAACAACTTTTTATAACAGTTTAAAAGCTGACTTTGGTCTTATAACCACAATAACAGCTAAATTTTTATTATGTGTACAGACTGCCTCTGCTAATGTATTTTTAAATGATGGGACAACAAAACTGCTATTTATCGTTGATTTAGACGATATAAACAGCACCGCCTCAAAGGTATCTGCAGGTACAGATTTTTTCATCTCACCCCCTTCTGGCGGGTGGTTTAAAACAACCTAGGTACTATAATGCCTATAATAGACTTATCATCTGTCTCGTTAGGTGATATAAATTATCTAATCTCCCCTTCGCCTGACGTATCCCCACTTATATATGCCCAAGATATATATTCTACCTGGGCTGCTGAAATAGGCGTTTCCAGCACAGGCTCAGACGAAGCTGTAAATCAAAATAATTTCGTAAGAACATTTAATTATGGCACGAAATTATGGGACGAACAAGCAACAGATGATATAAGCATATCATCCGAAGGTGCTATGTGGATCTATAAAAATGGTATACCCACTGTCGCTCCAGGGTCTACAATAGCATTTGTGACCATACCTAATGTGACACCTATGGTCGGGTTTACAGACCTACCCGATGTTATGTTAACTTGGCATTTCAGAGGGACAGACACTGAGTTGACACCATCCAGCAAGATTAGGACCGCAAACGGGGTCACTATAATGCAGTTGATCAGCGAAAGACAAAATGTCGTCGGAACTGTAGGGATTGTGTCATTGCGTTTGGAACTTGGAAAACTGACTGTAGTCGGCTATGCTGGTACATCAGGATTTCCTGCCCCTATAATAGATTATTATATCGTTGTTTTTGATGGTTTGGATGCGGTTACGTCTAGTACATTAATATTGTCCCAGACCTCCAACCAGGATAATATAATTGATATAACTGTACCGATCCCAGTTACTGTACCCAGTATATTACCAATTGGTGTAGTAGGTCTCACTCCGCCTACCCAGATAGAAAAATTGAATATATTTTTATCTGGTCTTGTTCCTTCTTTTGGGTTTTTACCAGCGGCACAAGTTGTTGTTGCAAAGACCAAATATTCGGTAATTATAACCGGATCGAAAGATTCAACCAGTGACATAAACTTACCGATAAGTTTTTTGTCCTTGAGGTTAGAAACACAAAGTAATAATACGACACAAATAACCGTACCTGACGGGCAATTATACTCGGCAGAAATTCTTAAGCGGCCTAACGGGCTGCTAATGGTAAAATCAGTGGATGTTTTAACAGACGGATCTGAAGTTATAACTATTAACTCTGGACAGGCTATCACAAGTGTCCAGTCCTCACAAGGGTCAAAAAGTTTTAGCATCACGATTACCAGTAGCGAAACTACTAGTATAACTAGCAATCCTAAGGAGTATAAAAATATACCTATAATACTGATGACAATAGACGGATCTGGTAATATAAGGCTCAGAATTAAACCGATAACCGAATTTAAGTTAGGTGATTCAATCAGGCTTGCAGATGGGAGGTTAGTTACAGCATCATCCATAGTCACTACCGTAAGAGACAATATATTTTCGATGGAAATTGCCAATGGGTAAGGCAATAATAAAAACCAATAAAGGTAATGGTCTGTACAGTGTAAAAGTACTATATAAAAATAGCGGTTTAAAGAGTAGAAAAAAGTTTGTCGAAGACAGAATTAAACAGGTGGCAGAGGAACTGATGACCTTAAAATCTAGTCTTGCTCAGCTTAACTCAGATCTGTCAACCAACGTAACCACACGTAACAATGCGATAGTGTCAGGAGATGATAACTTATTAAACACTGCTCAAAATGAAATAAATAAGCAAATAAAAGATATCAATAAGTTAGAATTTATCATAGCTGCCGGTAATTCAGAATTATTGTCTTTAAAAACAGAGCTCGAAATACTGGTTTTGGCTGAGGCTAAATATATTAATAATCCAGATCAGGACGCGTGGTGTTCGGAATATGATGAAACATTGACTGGAAACGTAGACACCATAGAGTTATCAGATGAGCATAATCCTCCAAATAATCAGCCAATAATAATTGCACCTATCCCTCTACCAGATGCTAGGATCTTAACTCCTGCTATTGACATGGCGCATGACATATGGTCGTTTGGTTATATGTTTGCTGCAACAACTGCTCATCAATACAACCGTCCCGAGTATAGAGAAGCAAATATAACCTTTATAGACTACGATAACAATAAAGCTAATATAACGTTTGTAAAAAATAAAACAGCATTATCATTTAATGGTAAGCAGTACCCTTTGAATAGATTTAACTCTTTTAAAGACGTGCCTATAAAGTATATGAATTGTGATGCTAAAGTTTTTATCGTAGGTGATAAAGTACTGGTTGAGTTCAACCGAAATAATCAAACACCGTTAATTGTAGGATTTATAGATAATCCAAGACTGTGCGAAAACAGAGGTATAATATACACGGACACGACTGGAACTAGGTTTATACCAACTAATAGTGGGGGACTAGTTTCGCTGGAAACAGGGGTTTCTGATTTTTTAGCTGGCACTAGATCATGGACTGATGGAATTAATTACATAACGTACGATGGCAATCAAAATATTTATAAAGATGGAGTTTTGATATATTCGGCTGCCAATAAAATAATTGGTTGCTGTTTTAAAACTTTAGCCGGCGAAGATATATTACTAATTTTAACGACTAGGATATCAGACTTAGTACTTAAAATTACAGGGGAGTTTTACAATTTGACAACTAGCACGGTCTTGTCATCCGGTGTAATAATGACTTATGATACTTTGTATAGTACTAGTATACCAATAAACTATGATGGTACCGAGTTTATGGTTTTATCGCTATCCACTGCGGAAGCCGCCGCCTTCCCCGGGAATGTGGCGGACATAACTACTTTAACTATAGATTTTCAGCTATCGACCATTTCTATAGTCTCAATATCCAGAAATGAAGTACAATCAACATCTAATTCATCTAGTTCCACGGCATATGTTTTATACGCCAGTGATAACGGTGTTCCGACGCCCGGAGAATCAGAGTCTATAGTTACAAGCTCCTCAAATGGTTCATTTCTCGACGAATCTGGCTTAGTTTTTTCTGTCGGCTACTCAGGCAATACACCGGTATTTGCCAAATTGATTAATCTAATAGTAGGCTCAAACGGTACCGCTCACTTTGAGGGTGCAAATACACCTCCAGGGGTGTTTCCTTTCGGGGTGGCCAGGATCACTGATTCGACAACGAGCAGAATCGAACTATTTAGCATAAACGGGTCCGTGGAATCAGTCCAGTCAAATGTAACAACACATGCGGAGTTTGGTAATCCGGGTAATCTAGTTACTACCTCTACCGTCGGCGATCTGATTACGATAGACCGTATAAAAATATTAGATCTTTCGGTGCCATCGTATATTATATATAAGAGTAATGTGACCGAATTAGTAATCGGCACCTCAAGAATAACATTATAAAATGGATACCACATCAATAAATTTGTCAAGTGATAAATATATACAACACGCAGCACCCGTAAATAACTTTAGATCCGTTAGAAATGTGACCGATATATTTGGTAATCATATAGTTTATGATGGTACAGGGGGTAATATTTATGCTAACTTCTCGTCAGATTTATTAACTAATATATCTAGCGCTCCCTTTCCTGGCAGCGTCAAAGCTATTTAATCACAAACGAGTATACTTGCTGATAGCAGTGTAAAGCTAACTACAATTATTAATGTTGACAAAATAAATACTAACGATAAAATTGAATTTATAATGTCGTTTTCGATATCAAAAACATCAGTCAGTCGTATGATTAGTAAATTTAGTATAAAAATACATATAAAAATTGCAAAGATAATTATCATGTCATAGCCTCATATTCTAATCCTGCTTGTAACTGAGTTTCCTCGTCGATTTTCTCCAATGTGTGTAGCATGTCTGACATCTGTTCTTCGTTGGACTTTTTTGTACTATTGGATTTTATTTCGATTTGCATCCGGTATTTCCTTGTTATATTTCTATCACGAAATCTTTAAAATCATAGCAACTCACGTAGGGAGAATTATCAATCACTCCGACAAGCCATCCGCAGTCTTTACAATTGTACTCAGTGTACTTATCTGGTATTATTACTTCGGCATGGTCAAATATCTCTACATCTTTGCACCCACATATAGGACAATTATCTTTATTTATATTATTCAAAATCACGAAAATACCTCGCTATCGGTTGTTGAGGTATACCATCTATTGACGTATGGGCATATGTTATATTTATAAATGTCCCAATATAATCTTTCGCATTGTTTAATATTTCCCTTTTTTCAGCATGGGTTCCTGGCGCCAGAACTACAAATGATCTCCCTGTAGCAGTTTTTAAAAGTAACCTCGCAAACCCCTCCTTTGTTGCATTTATACCACAAATGATAAATTCACCATCTAAAAACTGCTTGACTTTAATCATAGCTTTATTTCTTTTGCCGCTCTGGTAGCCAAAATTAGGCTGTCTAATAATTAGTCCCTCATAACCATCTTCTCTGACCTCGTTAAATAGTCTAGTAATATCAATTTCTGCCATCCTCCAGGTCTTAACTACTCTTGCAAATTTTCCTAGGTTATATTTTTGCAATTGAATTATTCGATCCTCAAAACAGTGATCATTTACAATATCATAGCACCTGTAGTCCAGCTTTTTTGTATCTTTTTGTTTTCTTTTTACCCAGCTATTTATAGTCTGTAACGGTGTCTTATGGCTGTATAATTCGCCGTCAATTGTCACCCCCTCGGGTATGTTTATACCATCAAGTATATGGTCGATACAATCAAACATTTTACCAGTTTTTGAATAAGCGTATAGCTTACCATCTATATTTGTTATCAAGCATCTAAGCCCGTCATACTTAATCTGTACATGACTATTAACAGAGTCAAAGTCAAAAACTTTAGCCATGGCCAACATTGGTCTTTTAAAACCTAAAGCATTAGTCCTTTCATTTGTTTTAGCCTCTTCGATAGATTTGACAAAACCAGCATCTATTTTTATTTTTATTCTGGACTCTATTTCTAGCCGTACTTGTTCACGTTGTGTTCTGTTAGCTTTAGGTGTTACTTTAACTGTCTTGTTTGTAATAGCTCCACCTAAAATACCACTACTTGTGACTAAACCATAAGTACCATAAGGCTCAATACCCCACACCCTAATATTATTTTTTGCATCTCTTGCATATAGATTTGTCATTTTTAATGCCTGTTTGTAGATTACTTATTTTAAGTCCATAAGTCTAAACTCATTATCAAAAACTGTAATTTTTAGCTTTATTATATTTGTTAGAATATACTAATTTCCATTCACCGCGAACTAACAGTTCTAGCTTGAATGATTTTGCCCCTAAACTGCATCGTATCTCTTTATCAAAAGTAAGCCTGTTTGGATAAAACGCTACTTGTTTATACCCTTGCTTTATCAAATAGTCCTTAAATTGATTTTTAGTCATCTTTTTTTAGCCTCATCTATAATAACAGATGTCCCGTCCTCAAATAAATATAACAGACGATGTATCGTACTTTTACCTCTACATATATGTATGTCATACCCAAATAATGTTCCAGGCGCATCTGGAAACTCTATATCCTTGATGCATAAGTGCTTGCCTTGCCCATCCCTGAGTTGTCTACATCTAAAGTATGTAATTTCGTCCATTTCCCATATCAGTCTTGGAGCGTTATGTAATAAATCCATAGATCTTTCAAACACATCCAATTCTATTGATTGTTTCACAGTCATTTTCTTATCCTGTTTTTGCGTCTTTTTTAAAGTATGAGTAATTATAAACTATTAAATAAATAAAGTACAGTTATTTAATTAAATTTATCAATTATTTTATTTGCTTGGTCTATGTAAAATTGGTAGTTAATATCGGCACCATCTAAATCATCAATGTGCATACAAGGTATAATATCATATCCAGCATTAATTGACATTGTCCTATTCTCGTACTTCGACCTATTTTTAGTATTAATCCTTGCGTCCCATTTAGATCCTACTTGTTTTTTTATGTAGTCATAGTAATCATTATCCAAACTATTTGCTCGCTTATAGTCGCCTATTTTGCCCTTTGCTGGCATTATCTTGGTCAGCTGACATCCATCATCTGATACAATATACCGTAAGGTGGAGGGCAAGCGGACACCTGACCACATTAATCTTGCTGTTTTAGGCACCTTCAGCGCGATCATAAAATCATATAAATCATCATGAGATTCCACAAATGACCGAACGGACTGGCCTCTCACAAAGTAAGCTGTCAAGGCCTTGGCTACAACCTGCATCGAGTGATTTTGGCTCCACCCGATTTCATCCCCATAACAAAAAACCCCTTTTCTTTTCAAACTTCCGTCATCATACTCAGCAATATAATTATTAACGTCCCTTACCCAAACCCTGGAATAATTAACTGTTTCTAATTCTAGTTTGGTGATATTTTGCCATTTATCGCACTCTTGCTGACAAAGATCAATAAATTCGTTGTCAACATGATAAGTTATACCATCTGTATTACACTGTATAATCTCAATAGTTGGTATTTTTAACAACATATCTACAAGCATCAATAATGATAATTGACCAATTGTTGTTATAGTTAATAAGTATTTTATGTCGTAAAAAGGAGAATACTTATTACCACTATTGCCAAAAATACCATTTAATGCAATCTTTAAAGCAGCGTTCAGCCCAGATGATTTAGGGTGTTTATTTCTTTCAATGTATAACTTTTCATATATTTGACAAAACTGCTCGCTTAAATGAGCAGGATACATTTGATTTTTTATAGCCAGATTAGGGTAATAACTTTTTACATCCACATCCACTATTGACCGTTTATTGGTAGTTAATATAGATTTATTATTTACTGACGCGTGTAAACCTCCAACACCAAATATATATTCAACCTTGTTAACAATACATTTTAAATCTTTAAATACACATTTGGTATCGCTAATTATTTTATTTTCAAATATTTTTAAAATCCTTTTAAACTCATAATTTTCAAATTTGATGTAAGGTACTATACAATCCACTAAAGATACATCCTTTCTTACAGTTTGTATGGCTTGTCGTTTGCCGTTAATATACTCAAAACATCTCACCCCTACTTCTTCTAACGATTTTATAAATATCTGCGAACCAATTTTAGCATCAGAATGATTTAACATATCGACGCCATATATCTCTGATAAATCATACCTTAACTGGATTTGTTCTTTTGATTTTTTGTAAAAATTAAAAGTAGATAATACATCATGCTTATTATATTCAATGAGTGTGTCCATTTGCGCATCTGTTAGCACTGTACCTGGTTTAAAAGGTAAGTCTTCAACATTTGACATTTGCATATTTATTTCCAACATTTTTAAAGATGTTGAACGTGTGACATTGTCAAAATGGTGTACCTTCATCAGGTCTAGTTGTTTGATTAGTGGTTTTCGTACCATGTTTGTATGCCTTAAATCCCAAGGTGTATTTATTAATCCTTGTGCCACGCTGTATATGTCATCAACAGTTAAGTTATCGTAATTATTCATGATGTGATGTATAATCGGATAATCAAAACCGAGGTTATTAAATCCAACCATTGTTTTGTTATCTGTATACAACATACCAAGCCAGTCAATTAATTTATTTATTTCGTTAATTCTGGTACTTATTTCAATTACTTTCATTTCACGCGCCTCTACATCAAGATAAGTGGCTGTAAAAATGTTCGGAAATGTTTCTAAATCATAAATAATCATAAATTTTTGATAATTTTAGTTATTATACTAATTAAAAAGAGAATGTTTTAATTTTTGAGTATTTTTTTTGAAAAATTACTTCCAACATGCGAGGTTGTTTTAATTTATTACTTAATGATACCATACCTGCTATTGTAGAGGGCAGATTTAGCGTTGTACGGTAATTCCACCATTGCATGTTATTATAACTTGATCTGGTATTTTCAAAAGGATTTATGTATTCTGCAACTTGTTTGTGGTTGCCCAAAGTGTAAACTACTTTCATTGATCGTCTTTTTTTAAAACTCATATAAGACATATAACTAATGTGTGTTACAGGGTACCATCCATTTTCTGTATGTTCGGATTTATTTTTTATTATATCTAAATTGCTAGCTTTATATTCGAGCATGCTTGCAGGAGGTGGAAAAATATATCCGCAAAAATAACATGTTTTAGCCCCTGCCGGAACATGACTATTGCACTTAACACACTCTTTTATAACAGGTTGCCCTTTATTTTTATTTTTTCCTTTGATTTTTATGTGCACATCATTGATAGGTCCTAGACGCATGATATTACCAGCAAAATCTAATACTAAGCAGTTTTGTTTGCCTTGAGCTATTCGTAGCCCTCGGCCTATCATCTGTATATGTAGTACAGGTGATTGAGTAGGTCGTACTAAACCAATTAAATCTATGCTGGGACAATCAAAGCCGGTGGTAAGTGTCGCAACACTTACAAGGCATTGCAAGTCACCTGACTTAAATCTTTTAATTGACTCTGTTTTTTTTTGTTTACTTTGCTTACTATGTATTACGTCACTTTTAATACCATTATCTACAAGCAACTTATTTATATGTTCGGCATGCTTGATGTCGATTGAAAATAGTAACCAATGCTCACGTTTATCTTTATACGATAATAGTTCTTCGACGATTTTTAAAGTTATGGCATTGGTGTCTACTTTTTTAGACAACGCAACTTTGGCATAATCTCCTGCTACTGTACCGACACCTGATACGTCTATTGCATTTTTTGTAGCGTTTGTGAGTAGACTGGATAAATACCCCTCTCTAATAAGTTTTTCGACGGGTATATCTATAATAATGTTGTCAAAGAGAGCATCATCACAGTCTATGAGATTGCCTACACCCAACCTAAAAGGTGTAGCAGTGAGCCCTATAACTGTGACTTTACCTACCCCTTGTATTAATGTGCGATACATTCCGGAGCCCTCCAAAGGTATAGTGTGAGCCTCATCTACGATGATATAATCATATAACCCAAATAAGTTTGCTTTGCGATAAATTGATTGTATTGACGCTACTGTTACACGCTTTATTTCTTTGCGGCCCATACTTGCAGAGTATACACCTACTAACTCCTCTGGCAATACTCTTAAGAGAGCACTATAATCTTGCTCAATTATCTGCTCAACATGTGATATGATTAAAACTTTGTCACCTCTATCAACAAGCCGCTTTGTAATAGAGCTCAGTATAAATGATTTACCGGATCCAGTAGGGCATACGATAAGTGGATTTTTACCAGGGTGGTCAGCTAAAAAATCGAATGTTTTCTCTTCGGCCTCTTTTTGGTACCATCTAGCAATCATAATATTTATTTGTACAATTTATTTTTGTAATCCTTGGATATAGCAGTGTTGTTCGCATCCTTTTAATTGGTCGTCTTTAGATAAGTTATTGTTTTTGTTTTTATTAAAACCGCATTGCCAGCCACCATTATAAATTAAATTAACAAACTTACAAGTTCGGCAATTTTTTAATGGTAGCTCATGGTTAAAGCATACTGACTTAAAATCACACCATTTACATTCGTACCAATCCTCTCGCTCAGATATTCGGTCGGGTGGACAATCCCTTGACAGTATATCCATTATTCTGGACTTGATAAGCAAAAACTGCTCAGGTACAAACTTTACTCGCTCGTATAGACGGTCCTCATTGTCTTTATTTGCTATTACATACAAACACCGTGTGAGACCAAGATAGCCCATGTATGCTTGTATTTGACACCAATAAGCTGAGTTAATTATTTTTAGAGCGTTGTTAAATCCTAGCAAAAGTGATTTTTTTTTAATTTCGTTAAATTTTGAATTTTTCATCGTTTTAAATTCCACTAGATGTTTAGTTTTTTCGCAGCCGGGCACATTAATTACAGTGCCGTCAATATGTCCTTTACTGTGTCCAGTCACGTCACTAATTTCTAGTTGATCATCTGAAAATAGTATACCTACAGCCCTCAAGTCTGCTATTATTCTGGGTTCCTCCAGGTCACCTCTTTTAAAAATGCGGTTAACCCTTGCCCCGACCTGTAAATCTTTAACCCACCTCCAACCGTACCATTGCTGTCTTGCACAATTACGTCCTATACCTGACATACCTAGATACTCGCGTTTTTCTTGTGGATAAGTTTTATTTTCTATTGCGGATTTTACAGGGTTACTAGGGGGTGGTATTATTGCCATGTTATGCTCCGTTGTTTAAAATTACTTTAAGTTCCTAAGTTTTTTGAAACAGCATTACCTGAAATGTTTGTTTAAATTAAATTAGCAAACTTATCAGGTAACATGAGTCCTCGACTTGTTAGTTTTTTATGTTATACCCAGGCAGGCTTATCATTATCCGTAGCAGCATTTGGTTGACGCTCACCACTAGAGGCATTTTCTGCTTTGGATGGCTCACCCATGTCGCCAACTTTTTTGTAAGCCACGATAGAATTACCCTCACTGTATTGGGGCGTTGCAGGATCAACTTTGACTTTTACGATCATGGGTTTACCATGTAACATGTTGGAGTCATTTATCGCACCTACGCCTATAGCGTCACAAATACTTTTTAATTCGCGTTCGGCGATTTCAACAGCTTTGGGATTGTCATTGACTAAATTTAATCTAGTCCATAATTTACGATCAACAAATCCTGACGTACTAACTGTGTACTCTAGCTCGAGATACTGACCTTGTTTATTCTTAGTTTGCTTCATTTGAGATGCTGTAATGCGAGCAATATATTCTCCAGCCGGTAGCGCAGAAAAGTCCATCATACTCTGATGCTCGTTAGGATTAAATTGCTTGTTTAGTTGTGCCATTTTTTATATTCCTTTTTCAATTTTAATTTCGGTTTTTTGTTCTGCAACTTGCTTGGATTTATTATTAGTACCAACAGGTGTTACAGCTACCTGTACTTCTTCTATTTCAGCCGACTTCTCGGCGATATCACCATTATCTTTTTTAGCAGTATTTAATATTTTATTAAATAATTCGCCAAGGTGTGGCTTTTCTTTTGATGCGAGCTTGCCGCTTCTGTCTTTAGCTGTGTATTGCACATCTATAGCAGTTTGTAAGTATCTCCAATTCTCACCATTTTCATCCGCATATGTACGTAAGGCTAATACCTCATCAAAAAAAAATGGCAAGGCGTTAGTTAAACTTTTTCCAGGCATGCTTGGATGGTATTTAATCAGTCCGGAGTATTCATCCAGGCATGATGCCATCTTAGCGGTGACGTACACATTTTTGTTAAACAAATCTCTAAATGATCTGATTAGATTGCCCATATTATCTGCAAGCATACCGTACGCCTGCCGAGGGTCTTTATACTGTTTTTTATAATCTGCTAACATTACTTCTGCGATATCTGATACAGAGTCTAAACTAACGGTTTTAAATTGTTTAGCTTCGTTGCTATTTTGTACAAAAGCGAGAGCATCAAAACAATCATCGGCAGATGCTATTTCGATTACTGGGATGTTTTTATCTGCTAATGACAATAATCCATTTTCAGCGCTGATTATAACGTTATCAGATAATGTGCCGCAAAGTACCGTTTTACCTGCGCCAGCGTCACCATATACTAATGCTTTTACGCATCCTGCAACTTCCGATGTTGTTGTAAATTTTAGAGCCATTTTAAGTCTCCGTTGTGCTGACCACTGAAAGAGTAGGGGCGCCTGGTTTAATAGTTACAATCCGCTGTTTTAAAATGCAGTTTGGAGATAATTTATTATATTTTGAGATGATTATTGACGGAGTCCACTTGATTGCGTCTTTTTCTATTGTCATCATTGCGTCAAACTCACAACTAAGCTTATCTTTGTCAATACTATAAGTAATTTTTTTAGTAGCTTTTAGTTCGAGGTCACCCACATTTAATATTTTCGAATTTTCAGTACCACTGATATTAATATCCGCTACAATTAATTTTCTAAGGTACATCTCCTTAGCCTTCATTTTTTTTAAATTATATTGTAAGTTATACCATTCATTGATTAATTCTTGAGTCATTTTTTATATTCCTTGTTTAAGTTAAATAATTTTGTGTAGAATTTTTATTAAGACTTCCAAGCCGCTACCGAATTTTCATTGACATCGGTATTTAATTTTAAAGATTTTTGAAAAGCCATCGGGCAAGACTTCGGAGACCCAAGATCGCCACCTTTGATAAAATATTGGTGGATTAGTGTATTTATTAATCTAATCCCGATAGTATTATTATCGTACGTGGCCGCTAAAAATTTGCGTATTAGATGTACTACTTTCTCTTTCGTCGTGCCGGGAAATAATTGCAGGTATATTGATAACATTTCGGACTTTTCTAAAATTTCATAGAGCGAATTTAAACTTAACGGCTTGGCATTAAATACAAGGCCGACTCTACCCAAAAACTCAGTCTTAACACCAAGCTCTCTAAGTCTATCCAAGTTAATATCTTCCTCGCCATTAAAAGCCCCTGCAAAAATAAAAAGAACTGTCTTAACCGATATATTGGCGTATTTGCCGTAGTCTGCAAATACAGCGGCAGTGTCTGATTCTAGCACCGTGAGAAACTCGTTTTGTACACCAATCGTAGTGTCATGGGCGAGCGAAGAATTAGAATTACCAGAGATAAATAACTTATCAAATTCGTCCACAAAACAAATAACCAAAGACTGCTGAGAGTTTGTTAGAGGACTTAACGCTTTAGATAGGCTATTGCCAGACGTACCTTCTTTTGTCAATTGCGCGGCATTTATTTCTAAATAATCAAGATTATGTTCGTCGGCTAACGTGTTGATAAGGTAACTTTTACCGCTGCCACTGGGACCCGTCAGAATAAAATGAGGCCGAATTGCACCACCGCTATTTTTAAATATTTTTAATATCTTAGATAAGTCAGTAGTTAGTTGTGCTTGCTCTTTAAGTTTCATGTAATCACCAAATTCAAGTTTATGTTTAAGTTTTTTTTAAAGTGGATCACCCTCCTAAAAGCGCAATGCAATAGTCAGTAGGAGGGTGTCCAAGATGCTCCGTTTTAAATATGAGGTTTCAGGAGCGTCAACCTATCTCACCAACCAAGTGGGATTATTAGTTAATATTATATATTAAAAAAGCTACAGTGTACAATTTATTTTGTATACTTTTATTTTATGCGACTGAAGCAGTTGGATGCCAGCATCAGATTTATAAAAATCAGCAAAATAAAAATTTTTGCAGTTTGTTTTTATAATTTGTTTAGCGCAGTTTGTGCAAGGTGTAATAGTACAATACATATTTACAATTGACTGTTTAGACTCACAATTGCTAATCGCGTTGGCCTCGGCGTGAACCGAATGCAATATATTATTAGTACAACTATCACATATTTTTTCGCAATGTTTTAGTCCAGCACTACGACCGTTATAACCTGCGGCTATAATTCGGTCGTTGGTGTTAGTTATTACGCACCCAACTTTTTTTTTTAAACAAGTAGATCTAACTGCTACAACTTTTGTAATAGCTAGCATGTACTGATGTATGGACAGACGATTACACATTTAACTTAAAATTAATACTAGGCTCATGCACATAGTTTAGTATTTTTAAGTCTCCCCCATTAAAATTATTAATAATTGATCTTAATTTATAGGTGGGCGGCTCATGAGTAGCAGTTTTTAAATAATCATAAGCCTGGTCAACATGGTTATCATAAATATGAGTGTCACCAAACTGCATTATAATTGATCCAGGCTCATAACATGTTGTATTACATACTAAAATCAAAAATAATGCCGCTAATATAATATCAGACGGTAATCCAATCATGACATCTAACGATCTCTGTACCCATACTATATCAATTTTACCGTCAACCAATCTAAATTGATAGGCATAATGACAACAAGGTAAACTTAAATTTTTGCTACTTGGATCCAAACCTGATACCAAAAGTCTACGATCTAAAGGGTCTTTAATTAAGTTGCTGATTAAATTGTTAATTTGATCGACACCGTTAAAATTTATCCATTTATTGCCGTAGTCTACTTTAATTTTACCATTATCATCAGACCATTGGTCCCAATAATTACATCCTTGTTTTTTAAAATCGCTGATTGATTTAGGACCTTTTAAAAATGCTGCCATCTCACCTGCTACACCTTTATAGTAAATTTGCCGGCCTGTCAGTAACGGAAAGTGGTTTAACCGCAATAAATCTATTTTTAATTGTACACCAAATAAGCTACGTGTACCTACATTTCTCGTTTGCGTGTTTTCGCCTTGCGTCAGTACTCGTTTAACTAACTTTTTATAGTCGTATTCAAATCTTGATAAATTATTCATTTTTAAGCACTTTTGTCAAGTCAGGTGATAGCCATCCCTCAGGTTTTATCAAATCAAATTTTAAATTATTTCTTTTTTTATTTAGGCCTACTTGTTTTTTCATGTTTGCGTCCATAATTACAATAAACCCGTTTAAAATATATTTAGCATATCCTTGACGATAAAAAGTACCAAGTAAAAAAATAAGCAAATCCAGCAAGGCATCAAGTTCTTTTTCAGGAGTGTCGGCATCCTCATATTCGCCGATTTCCTCTCTTAATGCACATATTCTAAATTTTTTTTCTGCGTTTGAAAACTTAATATCAAGAGTTAGTCCGTAATAATCGTACATCTTTTTGATATAATTTATAAAATAATCCATAAGTTAACTAAAAAAAAGGGTAAAAAACCCTTTTTTCTATGCTCCTTTTTATTTATTTATTCCAGGCAATGAAACAAGTTCGCGCAAATAAAAGTTTACTCCAGTAGGATGCGGTATTACCAGCTGATTTACCTTGCTCTTTCATCCAGTCGCTAAATTCATCACGAGTTGCATCACGATTGTCAATTAACCATTTATTAACCAACCCTATAGACTTACTTTTTTCAGGCAACTTAATAGATAACGCTTCCGCGATTTTATTAACATTAGCAAGAGCCGAATGCTCTGATAATTCAACTTCGGTTTTGATTGATTCGACTAAACTTTTTAAGTCGGTGATGACTTTGTAAGCTTCATCACCTTCGCCTACTTCAACAGCGGCTCTGATAACTAACTCACGGATTTTTTCTTTACGTTGTTCGGGTGATATGACACGACCCGTTAATTTTAAAAAGTGCTTATAAGTTCTGATCGCAGAGATAATACCTTGACCTGTTTTTTCAGCGAGTTCAGTAAAAATTGCGTCTTCTTTTTTATTTTCGGCGAGACAAGCTTCCAAAAAATCGTTAATTTCTTTTTGTTTTTGTTCCATTTTTGTTTCCTCGTTAAAAAAAATTTAAAAAATTTAAAGTACGGGAGTAATTATAAACTATTAAAAAAATAAAGTACAGTTATTTTAAAGTTTTTTTTCGATCAATGTGGTGTAACCTATAATATCTGTCCATGAGTCCTTGTAATTACTATCACCGTTTAAAATTCTGGCTATTTTATGAGCTATCATTTCAAGTGCCTCTTTTTGATCATCCGGTAAGTCTTGCCATTTGTCAGTATTAAACATAACCTGTTTTATACCTTGCGATATAGACGAGTGGTCGTCAAAAGAGCCATATGTTTTAAGTCTTGCTGACAAAATATCATCTATTGTAATTGAGTTAGTCATTTTAATGCCTTAAAAAAAAAAATCATTATACCATAAAACTATGTTATATAACATAAAACTATATTATATAACATAGTTTACTTTTAGCTATCATATAAGGTATAATAATTAACTCATTTGATGACGGTTAAATGACTCTTGTTGTATGAGGGCATTAAGTTGCCCTCTTTCAACAAATCCTTACAATAAGACAATAACAAGAGACTAGTATGGATTTATTTTTTACGCCTGTACAAGGCAAAAAGGCTATGGTAGATAACTGGCCAAACCAAAAATTTACAAAAGAGGAAGCACTAAAATTAAGAGGTAACACAGGTTGTGCGTTAGTACACTCCTTATCAAGCACAGTAGCCTTAGATTTTGATGATTTAAAAAAATGTATATCATTATTTAGATTGTCTCAAATAGATTTAATTGATTTGATCAAAGATCAATATCAAATAGTAAGCCCCAAAGCAAACAGATTAAAAGTAATTTGCTATCTCCCATCGGACATAGACTTAGAATACATATCTTTACCAGTAAGCACAAAAAAACCAATATTAGAGTTAAGATGTGGAAATAGATATGATGTATGGTGTAATTCGGAGCATCCAGACGGTGGTAAATACAAACACGTCGCCGGAAGCTCGGCTGAAATTAAAGTATTACCACCCGAAATAGCAGCTTACTGGATGCAGTGTCTTGCTCACAAGTCCAAAGAGATAAAGGCCACCGGTAACCTCGGCAAAGTACCACTTTACAGCAACGGTAAAATATCAGTTATACATCTATATAATGTTAAATATCCCTTAGAAAAAATACTAAAAGATTGCGGATATAAAAATAAAGGACATAAATGGCAAAGTCCTCACTCGGACTCAGGGGCATATGGACTTACCACTCAGCAAAGTTATCTCAACCCTTGGCAAGTGTGCTATTCTCACCATGCGTCTGATGGTGAGCTATCCGGTAGACCGATCGACGCCTTTGAAATAGCGGCATCGTTTTGTTATCCAGATAAAGATTTAAACACTGCTAAACTAATATTTACGAGCGACCAAGCAAAAGTATTAAATGCGGTGGATAGTAATTATAAATCGCTTAACATGTCGGCAGACAGTGTTAATAACCCTCAACCAGCCACACCTAATTTGTCAGCGTTAATACACAGCACCGACGAAAATAAAAAAGCGCCGCCTACATTTGATGAGTCAATTATATCCGATTTGCCCGATCCTATGCCTTTATTACTAAAGAATTTTAAAGAGTGTATTTATGATCCTGTCCCAGCTATGTTTGGACCCGCGTTTATGGCATTGCATGAAACACTTTTACAAGCCAAGATAAGAACAATCAGAGACCGTAGCGTTAATTGCAGTTATGCAAACGGATCATTGTCAGGTGGAGGTAAAGATGATAACTCGATCGAAGCCACTCATCGCTATTACAAACAATTTAAAACAGTTAACTTACTAGATACTAGCACTCCGTCTGCTATACTTAGCAAGCTTTTATGTCCCATTACATCTACTTTTACCAGTGGTACAAATTTACTGCAAACTTTTCACAGCACTTTTCTTAACGAAACTGATAAAAAGCCGTTAGGAGGAGTCGTGATGAACGCAGAATCCACCGGATTTTACAGAACTTTGGCAGATACCAACAATCAGTATTCAGGCAAAGCCATCATAGACGCCGAAATTGCCTGTTTTAATGGTCAGTTAATACCAGCCGCTAAAATTACATCAGACAGTAAAAAACACATGGAGGATATAATAAATCCAAATTTTTCTTTTTTTAGATTGACTCAGTTAGACCCTTTTAAAAAAGCTTTTAATTTAAATTTGGTAGAATCAGGTTATTACGGTCGATTATTTGAGACGTTTGACATAAGAGATAATGATAAGTATGTTCCATCCGGTAATATTAATGATAAAGTATTTAAATTTGATGATAGAGGCTTTAAATTTATCTTATTTTTAGCTAAACAAATACATGCGTTAAAGGCTCCCATACAAGTAAAAAGTAACACTCCCGGAAGCCCTATAAATATGTGGGATATCGAGGTGTTAGGAAAAAAAATATACAATAAGATATCCCCTGAGCTATTTGCAGGCATCAAGAGAATACCTCAAATAGCCGAAAAATGGGTGGCAATGATAACAGCGTACCACTACTTTTGGTTGCTATACACTAATAAATCTGTTGACCATCTTATAATACAAAAAAATGAAAAAGGCGAAATAATAACACTTGACGGGACGTCGTTCGAAAGCAGTGTTTTAAATATGATGACTTATCTTGTAGATGTCAAGTGGTTTACTCTGCATTCTTATGTTGTTTGTAGTGAGGCCAGTGCTTTAGATGAGATTTTAGAACGACTATGGGCGGATTGTGTACATACTAAAAAGAGCAAAACATATGGACCTTGGCTGGCAGAAGGTATGGTTCCTTATCAAATGTTTGCAGATAAGGTAAAAAAGAAAAAAGATATACAGGATATAGTACCAGACGTGGAGAAAATTAACAGAATAATAGCTACTTTTATCAAAAACAAAGGGCTTAAAGTAAGCAACTCAGCTATTGCTGTGGCAGGTAGTAAGTCTAAAAAGACATGCATCTGCGAAGTTTTTAGTATTTAAGCACATTTTTTACTAACAGATGGAGTGATTCTCCACTACTCTTTTTTTGCTGCTAATTTGAACTTTCAATGACTTACAGCTAGCGTCTAAAGTGTGTGGTTAACGCCTATGGTATGCTGATTAGCGTCTAAGATAATTCTTTTTAGCTAGTTTTATTTATTTTTTTATTTTTAAAAATGAAAAATAAAATGAAAATAGAGCTTTTTATTTTCGATCCAGGCCATGCACACCATGGCTTAGAGGCCATTTTTTTTTTATAAAAATAAAAAATAAAAATAAGGGGCCCTCCCTGGGGC